AACATAACTTTTGTTCCGAACTTTCCTTGATATGACCTAACCAACTCTTCATATACCTCTTGTTTTTCAGTAGGGGTAGGGTCTCCAATAAGCGAAACAAACAGATTTGGCATAAGTGATGTAGCAATATTTCTTTTGTGAAAGTCAAATATCTCTGCTTCAAGAACGATGGCATTTACTGCTGATTGATATGGAGTTTCCGGATAATGTTTATTATCACTTGGAATATATGACTTCCAATAATAGATTTGTCGTCCTTCATTACGGGTTAAATCTAATCCGTGAAACTTAACAATCTTTTTTCTAAACGCAGACCAATTTTCACAATAATAAAACCAGTCAAGTTCCATATCTGTCTTATCGTCATCATCGTCTTTTCCAACACGGATATTCTGAAATGGTAAATGGTAAATACTTTCTATTCTTGTTCCATCACGAGAAGGGATACACTCAAGAGCAAACCCTCCAAAAATATTCACATCATAAAGTATCTTGTAATACAACTCTGAAATGGTCTCAAAACGATTTACAAGGACATTACCGAGACCTTCTATATCAACACCATCACCAATACCCATATTGACTTTGGAATCAATACACACGGACATAATGGGTGATGCTGTTTTTAGTTGTAATAAGAATTGTGGATAGTCATTATTGATATTACCCCAGTTAATCCAAGCATCTTGGCGTCTTTCTATCTCAACATTTTCTCTTGTATCAATACGATTGATACGAGGAATATTGTAAGTGTTGAATGAATAATTTGATTTTTTATCGTCCATATATGTATAAATATCTTTAAGTTTGTCTTATGTTCTGTAATAAATTACATTATCTGCTGTAAGAGCAGGATTACCCGAATAGAAAATACTATTACTACTAACAAATATAAATGCTAAAGATGTTAGTAATTTAGCTGTAGTGTAATCCACATTTAAGTTTGTTGGTGATGATTGTTCGTATATCCCAACCCAGTATTGGTTGTTGTCCTCCAAATGTAGATTACAAGCAGAAGCCCCAGAAGCAATATAATTTACAGGTTGATTTTTATTTGTGTTAAACTCAAATACATCATACTTGTTGGCATACTTTGATGGGTAAGTATCTGTTATGTTGAAAGGAATAAAACTCGTATAAATTAAAGATTGTGAGTTCTGTATCCTCCACAAATAAGTTGGTGATGATAATGTTTTATACTCACTAACATTTACGAATATTTGATTGTTTGCGTTTTGTTCTATGTATATCATTTGTTATAAATATATCGGGGGATAAAGATTAGGGGCTGGATGAGAATTGATTACAGTTGTTCCATAACTAGTAGGTGTTCCACTAAATATTGTATTACCATTTGTGGAAGCAGACCAAGTTATACCATCATAAGAATATAATGGAGCATTTACTGTGGCGGCACTAGCACTATAAATTACTGCCATAACAAACATACTTCCATTCCAAACAATATCATAACCAAATCCTGTAGAACCAATTAAACTTTGTCCGTTAGGTGAGGCAAACCAATTTATTCCATTATAAGAATATCCCACGCCACGATTACCAGCGGCAGCCCATAATGTTCCATTCCATGCTAAACCTATAGTATTTCCTGTAAAAATACTATTAGCAGATGTAGCAATACTCCAATTATTACCATTATAAGAATATCCTATTCTATTTGTTCCACTTCCACCACCAACCCACATAGTTCCATTCCAAACAACTCTATTTAATGAAATAGTCCAAACACTATTACCATTACTCGTGGCAGACCAAGTTATACCATCATAAGAACGAGCAACTCTATTATTTGCTCCACTATGAGTTCCACCAGCAACAAATAAATCACTACCATTCCAAGCAATAGTATTCATATAATTTTGGAAATAAGTATTACCATTTGTAGAAGCAGACCAAGTTATACCATCATAAGAATAATTTATTCTTGATAAAGCACCAGAACTACCAGTAGCAATAGTAAAATATTTACTTCCTGTGAATATTAAAGAACCTGGATATGTAGTACCACCGTAAAAATTATTTATATTTGAGTTGATTGATTGCCAATTTATTCCATCATAAGAAGATGTTATTATTGAGGTAAATGGAGGAGTACTACCAGAATTACCACAAGCATACCATTTTGTTCCATTATATATTATACCACCGACAGTTGTGGAAGTTCCACTAAATAAACTATTACCATTTGTAGAAGCAGACCAAGTTATACCATCATAAGAATAACCTAATCTGTTTATCATGTTTCTAGATGCTCCAGCAACAAATAAAGGTATTGGTGTTTCTCTTGGTGTTGGGGTTATGGTTGGTGTGATAGTATTTGTTGGAGTAATACTTGGTGTATTAGTATTTGTTGGTGTATTAGTTGGTGTTAAGGTAGGCGTAGGAGTTAAAGTTTTAGTTGGGGTTATGGTATTTGTTGGAGTAATCGTTGGCGTAGGGGTCGGAGTTTTAGTTGGCGTCTGCGTGGGAGTTGCGCTTGGTTCAGGAAATAAAATTGGTGGTACGAAGCCTCCATAGTTATAGATTTTTCCACCCTCAAAATATTCACTCTCTAATGTCTTGAACTTTTTATTTATTATTGCCATCAATTATTCTATGGGTTTTTTCTATTAGTATATCCACATCAACATCTCCCTTCTCATTAAATAAATAACCCCTTGAAAATAGGAGTATATCATTTCTAAAAAAATCAACATTTATGGTTATGTCTGACTTCTTAAAATCAACAAGCATAGTTTGTATTCTATAACTTGTTATTGGCACATATAAATTATCTCGTCTAACTTTGAGATTTTTTATTACTTCTAACATATGAAAAAAAGGGGGAGTTTTTACCTCCCCCATTAAACCTTTCAAGTTTTATTTTTAGTTCTCTCTATCAATAGCGATGTTTGAGTTCGCAGCCAACCACGCAGTTAAGGTAGTTGTAATATCCATTTCTGGAATACTGATGCTCTCATTACCCGTTAAGGTCAAAGTGTATAGTTGAGAATCTCCTGGTAATGAACCTGAACCGATTGTAGCCGAAGATACAAACAATCCTGAAGGAGATACGAAAAAGAATCTACCTGTCTTTAATTTTACAATAAAGAACGAAGCAGTATTTTTTACGATTTCTTGATATAAATTGGTATTTTCTTGAGAATAACCAGGGATAGTGAAAATTAAAGTCGGGTTAAATGAGAAGCCTAACGATTCTAAATTGATAGATGTTTCTTCATTTAATGCTGCCGAACTATTTCTCACAATATCTACCTTCTTAAACTCTAAACCTGCTGTCGCTCCTGAAAGAGCATCAACCATACCAATAACATCATAAGTGATACTCGCTAAAGCATCAGTAGTTCCTGTTGAGGTTAGTACCCAAATACCATCTAAACCCGGAACATTATTAGCACAACTGTTAAGTTGTAAGCCATTTGTGATTACACAATTACTCATAATATTTTTGTTTTGTTTTTTTAGTTTATTTTATTATTAAGAAGCAAATACTACTTGAGAACCGAAACTTACAGCCCCACCGAACTTTGCCGCCAATTTAATTCTATTCTCTTGAAAATCAAGTGAATACCAAGAAATAGGCCCAGTTATGTCGGACATTAAATCTGTGCCAATTAAAAAGTTCTCGGGATTAGTTAAACACATATAACCTGCCGCAATCTCACAAGAAATAGCGATAGTGTTTGTAAATGGAATCTGAATTGCCATTTGTCCGTTCGCTAATTGGATTGGGTTAAAGTTAAATAAGTTTTGGTCTCTTAAACCTAATTGTAATGCTTGAAAATCTGAATGATTAAGAGCCATAATTGTAGTAATGGTTTTTAATGTATCAGGTAAAGCCAAGATGTAAGCGTTAGTAATTGCTACAGAGTTAGCAGGGGTCATAGCTGTATATGTTCTATTTACTACTGAACCTGAAAGTGCTGCTGATTCTAATTGCTCGATAATACCCGAACAACCATCAGCCGCAATAGTTCCGTTCCAGAACTTTCTAGACATATAAACATTTGCCTTCTTTGAGATGTCTGCCATAAATGCTTCTTCAACACCAGGTCCAGCACTCTCTCCGTAAGAACCAGGTTGTAATCTAATCGACATAATTGTTCTATTCAATTCGTCAATACAATAGTTCTTTTGGATATTGTATTGGCATACCTTTAATTCTACCTCTGTTAATGCGATTGTTCCGCCTGTGAATTGGCACGATGTGCCAGGGAAAGCGATAGTATCAATATCACCTGTCTCAAATACCGGGATTAACTCACCATATTTGATATTTGGAATAACTTTGTAGTATTGTGCTTCTACAGTATCCATTACGATTTTGTGTAATAATAAATCCGCATTAGCATTTAAGAAATCGGATAAACCATTTGTATCAAAATCAAAATTAAATTGTTTCATAATTTTTTAATTTATTTTTATTTTTATTTTTTGTTTGCTTCTTTCATACTTTTTAACACCTCATAACGAGCGTCAGAGAAATTAGTAGAAACAATTTTATCCTCTTTAAGAGGTTTGTGTGATGCCGACTTCTTGAACGATTCAAGGTCTGCTCTTAACTCGTTGATAGATTTTGATTGAGCCTCAAATGCGAACAATACATCGTGTATTGCTGCTTTTAATTCCTCAATTTTCGTGCTTTCCATTTCTTCTGATTTGGCATCTTCTGTTTCAATAACAGGTTCTTCCATCATAGAATCTCTCATCTCTGCTAATTTTCCTTCAGCATCGGTAATGAAAATACGACCATCAACTAATTTGTGTTCTCCCGCTCCTACGATTGTAAAAGTTCCATCATCATTTTTGATACTGATTGTATCTCCTACCATAAAATCTCCTTCAGTTGAGTTAGTGATGATTAAACCACCATCTAATTCTACTTCAGCAAACTTTAATGATACTACCTCTGATGAAAACTTAAAACCTACCAAGTCAGCGACTTTTTGTAATATTTCAATATTTTTTTTCATAATATTAGTTATTGTTTATTTTATTTATAAATATATGGAGCAAACACTAATTATAGTGTTTTATCCATTTCTTTTAGTAATTCTTCTAACATCTTAACAAGTTCTTCTGCGTTCTTTTCCATCATATCCTCTTCCTCAATATCCACGAACTTATTATCCCACATACCATAACACATACCAGCAGCTTCGTCTTGTGTCTTACCTTCTTTAATTGCGTAAGGGATACACTCTGCGATATAGTCCTCTTTTGACTGACCTGGTTTTGGTTCAATAAAATCTTCCTTTTTAATATCAAAGAAATTAAAAGGGACTTCCTCAAATAAACCTTCCAAAGAAATACCCGATGTTTTATTACTTAAAATAAACTCATCAAATAATCTCTTATCTCTAAAATGAATTGTTGTAATCCAAGTACCAGGTTTCATTTCTCTACCGAATATTTCATAAGATTTATCCATTAAAGGATTATCTCCAACAATCCAATTCTCGTAGGTATAAACATCATCACCACTAAACACCATACCGGAATGTTCCAAGTTGATTAGGTTTTTTGGTTTTAACCTTGAAATCTTCATTAACATTTTACGGATTGTTTCCTTACTCATAAAAACATAATAAGGGGACATCGTATCTGTATCATAACGATAGATGTGAGTATCTGGCTCAAATACTACTGCTGTAATATCACCTCTAAACTCATCACTAGAAAACTTGATATTCATTTCTACTGCTTTTTTCATTTCTTTTTCAGCCCAAGATAAAGCGGCTTCACCGCCCCAAGAATCATACATTAAGCGACCACAGCCCATTTCATAAGATTTTGAGCTTTCTAAATCTACTTTATGACGAGACAAATAAGAATACATACGAGTAATAGTTTCAATAGATAAATTATCACCCTTTGCTAATTGGTTTGCTCTTGTCTTTCCAACAGCAGTTCCACAATCACCCCAACCATTTTCTTCAGTCCAATCAAGAACTCTCTGTGCTGTTTCTTGTATTTCTTTTGTTGGAATAACAAATGTTTCACGAACCTTAAATCTTTCTAACACATCACCAGTTCCCTCAAAATATTCATCTGTAATATCAACAGGACAATAACCTTCCATAATACCAAGTTTAACCTTTGATATTGTTTTTGCTAATGGTTCTGCTACTAACGCAGAAAATCTTGTTGGATAAACAAATAATCCCATATGGAAACCAATAGGTTTTAATTCATTTTCAATAGACATCTTTGTTGGTAATCTATTCAAGTATCTTGCCTCTGAAACAAAAGGTCTATCTGATTGTTCTATTACCTGCCCTTTTCCAAGTGCGGCTTGTGATTTTAATGGTATTTTTGATAATGTTTCTTCGTAAGTTTGATTTAACTTTATTGGAAAATCTATTTGTTTCCAAGCATGACGACATCTATTACCTGATTTGTAGGTAAAGAAATCTACTTGTGAATTGACCTTTGCTCTTGGTATTAACTTAAATGTATCACCGGCACTTGTAAGAGCATTCGACATATTTTGTAAGTCCGTTCTTGAAAATACCTTTTGAGCCAATATCATTTTTCTACACATCTCTCTTGATGTTCTCATAAGTGGAGCACCAACACCAGTATCAATTACATAGATGTATCTTGAAATAGATGTTGCCGCATCACTATCATCATCACCAAAACTGGGTTGTCTTGGGTTGGCAATAATTGGTGGGGCTGCGAACTCTTGCTCGGTCATAGTTATATCCACATCATTTATTTCTAATTCAACCAACATTTCAGGACTTATAGGACTTCCAAATTGGTCTAGTATAGATAATGCTTCATCACTAAAATCTTCTTCTTTATAACAGATGTGCGGGGTCTCATCAGAGAATACCTCATACTCTAATTCTGTCGCAGGATTTTTAACTATTGAGATATATTGGATTCCCGATATATCATCATCTTCATCTATTTTTAACTCAAAAACTCTTTTCATATTATAATCTTGATAGTTGTTGTATTTTATTATTTAATTTATCTGTGTCTTGAATATCACCATACAAAACATAGGTTTTAATTGGGGTTTTTGTAGCCGTATTTTGTGATGCTATTGCTTGAACTATTCTTGAATCGTCAATAGCAAGTGCTCGTCCCCCTGTTGATGTGTTTATACTTGAAATAATATTACCATAATTTTTTACGGCTTCTTTATTCATAACGAACTCACCACCTTCTAACATCGCAGGTACTCCACCTTGTTCGTGTGTTGAACCAAGTATTGCTCCTCCTCGTC